ATCCTGCGATCTTTTGTTCAAACAGATCCACCACTTGCCAGGTCTCATCAAATTGATAGCCGGTTGCACGCAATTGATCCAGTTCGGTTCGTAGCATGTTCATTTAGATTTTTTCCACTAGACGTTGTACAATCTCTCGACAAGACAATATTTCAGTCACATGGTCAATACCATGACCAAGATAAACATGGCTGTCTTTTTTGCCATTTAATCCGCGAACCAATCCAATGGTGCCGTTGGCATCATCAGGGCCGGCGTAGTGACCAAACTTCAAGGTGGATTGTTTGCGTTCAACACCACCAAAGTCATGTGTTGATTGTACCAGATCATGCGATTGTTTTTGTATTGCCGCAAGTTTAGTTGATGTGGCCATTGTGCTTTCTGCGCTTAGTGCAAATACTGTGCCCACAGCAACCATTTCGGCACCTAACTCAATGTAATCCTGCACCTGTTCGGCTGTGCCTATGCCACCGTAAGGTATCAACATGGCACCAGGAGTCAGCTCGCGCTGTCGTAAAAATGTTTCTCTAATAGGAGTATACGAACTGAATCCTGCACTTTCCACTCCTTTGATGCAAAAACCATCCAGCAAATGTCGATCCATGATCTCCTGATCCACTGTTTCATATACCCGTTTAAAGATTTGTGTACCTTGCTCTTTCAAAGGTGCAAGTAATTGTAGCAAGGTCATTTCTAATTCTGATTCAGAGTCTGTGGGACGAAAGGTGTTGGTCTTGCCATAGATGATTTCTATGGTGGGAATATTGCATGATTGCACTATGTCGTGTACTGCTTGATTGTCAAATTGATTTAATTCAAAACTCAAATGTATACGGTTACTATTGGTCAGTTTGACAAAACGGTCCAGATCCTGTTGCATGGCCTGACTGTGTTGATTGTAAGTCCATGAACACAGGCTAGGATATCCGCCAGCCTCATGTACTGCCACCGCCAGTTCTACAGTACTGCCACGATTCATACAGGCTTCTAGGATCGGATACTGTGATTGGAAAACTCGTTGGGTCATTTGGAATTGAAATGTTGTCGTAAAAAACTTCTAGAAATTTTGCCAGGATATACCGTGGGTATGTCGTCGACCCGGGTCAGTAATGCGGGTCTAAGATGTCGATCCAGTGCAAGTAAAAATTGTTGTATTTGTTTTGGATCACATTCGCCCACATACAAACAATTGAGTTCATGATCTCCAAATATGACACATTCTTTGAGGGTGGTAAAATGCGCTAACAACTGTGATTCTAAACTGATGGGATTGAATTTTTTCCCTTTGATGTTCAATTGATCGACACTGCGACCCAGGATGCGATAGTATCCATGATCATCTTGCTCGGCCAAATCCCCGGTGTCAATCCAGCTATTGGTCCAAACTCCGGCACCGCGTATCATCAGGTGCTGATTGTCAATACGTGCCTCAATACCCGAAGGCAATCCTACAGTTCCTATACGCTGTTCACCATACAAGGGATTGGTAAAACAATGGCTGTATGCTTCGGTCATGCCAAATGCTTCAATAATGGGAATATGGAACCGGTCGCCAAGATCTCGGAACAACCAATCGGGCATGGCCGAACTGGCACTGCGTATAAAACGCAAATGGTCAAAAGACAACTGTCTCACAGTCTTTAATACATCAGGGACGCCGGTAATAAAAGTGGGACTGTAATCGGGCATGTGTCTGATATTGGCCACAGATAAAAAATGTGTTTCGCAACCAATCTGTCGAGTGGCCCAATAAAATGCCTGTCCGTGAGCATGCCATAGCGGCATTATGCCTACATATCTGTCATTGGCCGTGAGTTCATACGATTGCACGATTGAGTTGACACAGTGATCAACTTGTGCCTGGGTAAATGAATAAAATTTACTATCTCCGGTGGTACCAGACGTGTATGCGTAGATGCGTTCGCCAGGGTAATCGCCGCCGTCACGATACTCAATACCGTTTTCGGTGATCATCATGCTCCAATCACTGTTTTCCAAAAGGTATTGCTGTCTTACTGGACTGTTGTCCGGATTCACAGTCATTATGCTCCAATCCTGCAATTGGTCATAGTAGTTCCAAGGATCGGTCACGCACACCACAGCTCTTTTCATGTCAATACTTATCTTGATGGGTATGCAAGTGCAATTTATTTGATCTGTCATAGTTGGTTGTATAATTAAACATATGAAAACTTTTATCTCTTTGCTGTTCTTGGTTGCAACTTGGGCCTGGGCAGGGCCAGAAACAATACGTATACAAACTCCTTATACTGCCAGCCACAGTGGCACTCCAGCCATGTTGAGAATTATCGAAACTGCTAACCAGATACAACGGGATTATGTGTTTGTACTTGAGTTCAGGCCAGGAGGCAATCAGGTCATCGCTGTCAGACAAACGGAATTAGATCCGCAAACCAATTTGGCCATTGTTGCGGCATCCTGGGTGGAAAACGTTGAATCAGGCTGGATTCGACCCGCTGACTATGTGCCTGTTTGGAGTCTGGGCGATGCCTGTTGGACCGTGATGTCTACTGCAGCCTCCGATAATACTGTGTCGGGATTGCGCTCTGCACGAGAACTCGTAGTTGGTACCGTAGGCGTCGGAAATGCCACACATTTGACCGGATTGGTCATTGGCGAACGTTATGGCATTCCGGTACAAGTAGTTCCGTTCAAGTCAAATTTTGATGCTGTAGTAAACATGGCCGGAGATAATGGAGTCAACTTTGGAATTGACACAGCCGACGCTTTTGAAAATTTTCGAATCAAAAATCCTCGTCTTAGAATGTTGGCTGTCAGTTGTTCTAGCAGATTGTCTGCGTATCCCAAAGTTCCAACTCTAGCCGAGCAAGGAATACGAGCACCGGCAGTTTTAAACGTTGTCATGGCCAGAGTCGAAATGAGTGAAACAAAAAGAAAAAGACTGGCTGACGTATTAGAACAGGCCACAGCACGAATCGGTCGCGATGAAATCGAACGAGTCAGCGGATTTATTCCACCACAGTTCTACAAAGTAACTGCCCAGGAGCATTTTACCAAAAGTACTGACCTGATCCAGCAGTTACGCACACGTTTCCAAAAAGAAATCACAATCTCAAAATAACATTGACAGTCAAGACGTTGTACTGTATAATTAGTTTTTAAAGGAGAAATCTAATGACAAATCGCGTCTTTACCGCAGAACAAACTGCCAAACTAACACAAATCATCAACGAAGGTATGCAGGTCACTCATGAGATTGAAACGCTTACCGAAGGCTTGAACGATACTGTGAAAGCCATTGCCGAAGAAATGGAAATCAAGCCTGCTATTCTCAAACGTGCTATCAAACTAGCACATAAGGCTGAATTTGGTCGCGCTCAACAGGATCATGAAATCTTAGAACAGATCTTGACCACAGTTGGCAAAACATTATAAGTAGTAGTAAAATGAGTCGCTCACACACGAGCATGAATCATGGTCGACCGGCCATAAACGGAGAAACTTTTGAGTTATATTGACGCACTTTTTGATCGTGAACACGATCGTATACACATAGTTGAACGCAGAGATGGCCAACGGCAATATCGCGAATATCCGGCCAACTATATCTTTTATTATGATGACCCAAGAGGCAAGTTCCAAAGCATCTTTGGTACGCCAGTGGCCAGATTCAGCACAAGAAACAACAAAGAGTTCCGCAAGGAAATGCGTATACAGAGCGGAAAACGCCTGTTTGAGTCGGACATCAATCCAATCTTTAGATGCCTGGAAGAGAACTACAAAGGGCAAGATGCTCCTAAACTAAATGTAGCGTTCTTTGACATCGAAGTAGACTTTGACCCCGACCGTGGATTCAGTCCACCCGCCGATCCTTTCAATGCCATCACGGCCATAAGTGTGTACTTGGGTTGGCTGCAACAGATGGTCACACTAGTGATTCCACCCAGACACATGAGCCCTGAAACCGCCGAAGAGATCGCCGGTGAGTTTGAGAACACCATGATTTTTGAACGCGAAGAAGATTTACTAAAGACTTTCTTGGACTTGATCGAAGATGCTGACGCACTTAGTGGCTGGAACAGTGAAGGATTTGATATTCCTTACACCATTAACAGGGTGACTCGGGTGTTATCCAAAGATGACACACGCAGATTTTGTCTATGGGATCAGTTTCCCAAACAACGCATGTTTGAACGCTTTGGTGCAGAAAATCAAACCTATGACTTGATTGGCCGTGTACACATGGACTATATGCAACTGTATCGCAAGTATACCTATGAAGAACGACACAGTTACAGTCTAGACGCTATTGCCGAATACGAACTGGGCGAGACCAAAACTGTGTTCGAAGGCACACTAGATCAACTGTACAATCAAAACTTCAAACGATTTATCGAATACAATAGACAAGACACCATGATCTTGGCCAAACTGGATCAGAAACTGAAATTCCTGGATCTGGCCAATATCCTGGCACATGAAAACACAGTGTTGCTACAGACCACCATGGGTGCTGTGGCCTTGACCGAACAGGCCATCATCAACGAAGCACATGAACGTGGTATGGTAGTACCCAATCGCAAGGAAAGGCTTTCAGATGAAGATACGCAAGCCGCAGGTGCCTATGTTGCTTACCCTAAAAAAGGTATCCACGAATACATCGGGTCAATCGACATCAACAGTCTATATCCGTCAGCGATCCGTGCTCTTAACATGGGGCCAGAAACCATCGTTGGGCAACTGCGTCAAACCATGACCGAACGCTACATCTCAGACAAGATGCGTGGTGGAGCCAGCTTTGCAACTGCCTGGGAAGGCCTGTTTGGAAGCCTGGAATATACCGCAGTAATAGAACAACAACGTGGTACTGAAATTACCATAGACTGGTCGGATGGAGCGGAAACTGTGCATAGTGCCGCGGAAGTATGGAAGATGATATTTGATAGTAACCAACCTTGGATGATCACTGCCAACGGTACTATATTCACATATGAACGTGAAGCAGTAATCCCTGGCTTGCTCAAACGCTGGTATGCCGAACGTAAAGACATGCAGGCTCGACTTAAGGAATGCGACAACAAAGATGATGAAGAATACTGGGACAAACGACAGCTCGTTAAAAAGATTAATCTTAATAGCCTTTACGGTGCTATTCTTAACCCTGGGTGCAGGTTTTTTGACAAGCGTATTGGACAAAGCACAACTCTTACAGGTCGTGCGATTGCCCGGCACATGGATGCTTATGTGAACGAATGTATCACCGGCAAATATGATCACGTGGGTGACGCAATCATCTATGGTGACACTGATTCATGTTATTTTACAGCCTATCCTGTGCTCAAAGCCGAGATAGATGCAGGCTCCATGTCATGGTCAAAAGAAATTGCCATACAGTTGTATGACAGTATTGCCGATCAGGTCAATGCCAGCTTTCCCGGCTTCATGGAAACTGCGTTCCATGTGCCAAGAGAAATAGGTTCTGTGATCCGTGGTGGTCGAGAAGTGGTTGCCAGTAAAGGCCTGTTCATTACCAAGAAACGCTATGCTGTCATGATCATTGACAAAGAAGGCAAGCGCATAGATGTCAATGGCAAGCCGGGCAAGGTCAAGGCCATGGGCTTGGATCTCAAACGATCAGACACACCCAAGGTCATACAAGAATTCCTAAGCCAAATACTGGATGACGTACTAACAGGTTCTACTCGTGAAGACATCATAGAAAAGATCCGTGAGTTCAAATACTTGTTCAAGGACAGACCCGGCTGGGAAAAAGGTAGTCCCAAGCGTGTGAACAACTTGACCAAGTACGGCAAAGAAGAAGAACGGTTGGGTCGGGCCAACATGCCAGGCCATGTGCGAGCGGCCTTGAACTGGAACAACTTGCGAGCCATGAACGGCGACCGGTACAGTCTACAGATTGTAGACGGCATGAAAACCATCGTGTGCAAACTCAAGAACAATCCCATGGGTTGGACAAGTATTGGGTATCCCACAGACGAGATACACTTGCCACAGTGGTTTAAGGACTTGCCATTTGATGACTCGGAGATGGAGGCCACTGTGGTTGATCAAAAGATCGACAACTTGCTGAATGTGTTGGATTGGGACTTGGCTTCGGCTACCAATACCGAAAACACATTCCAAACACTATTTGATTGGTCATAATGACATTTAGAGAACTCATAGTGTTTTGGGAACAACTACAACGGGTATCGTCTGTTGCCACACACGATATTGTGTTGCAGGACATGATCAAGATCATGTTTGTTGCACAGCGTTCGTCAGGTGCCATCAATACCGAACAGTTACAACGCAAATACCAAGATATAATCACCGGATTCACCGACTTTGAACACTTACTGAACGAACTCAAACATCAAATAAAAGATCGTGTGGAACAAGAAGAAAAAGAATGGTTTCATCGCAGTTCTCAATGGTACAAATCCGAACTGGATATGCGACTGTCCCAACACCCCGACTTTCCCAAACAGTTACGTAATCAACGAGTTGATATCCCTCCTGAAACTGAAGCCTTGTATGTGGCCCGCATAATGCAACACAACAACTGGCACTATCCGGGCATGATCATACATCCAGGTGAAGAACCATTCATGCAGTACATGGTTGGTAATGATCCGTTGTATCTTGTTGACGAAAGCCACGATTTATTAGATCTAGTAGACATGTCAAACTACGACGAAGTGTATCAACGAAGATTGCGTAATTATGTGATTGACGAAAGTCTCGATCATGAGATCCTGGAAAAATTACCCGATGCACAGTTTGGTATTTGCCTGGCCTATCACTATTTTGATTTCAAACCATTTGAAATAATTGAAAAATATCTTGTGGAAATCTATCAAAAACTCAGACCAGGCGGAACACTAATCATGACCTTTAACGATTGCGAAAGACCAGCGGCCTTGACCTTGGTGGAAAACAATTATGCCAGCTATAACCGGGCCCCTATGATTCGAAATCTAGCCGAACGATTGAACTACACTGTTGAATTTTTCCATTGGGAACAAGACAATCCCAGCAGTTGGATAGAACTGCGCAAACCCGGAACCTTGACTTCCCTACGTGGTGGCCAGACCCTGGCAAAAATAATGCCGAAACCTGTTGCAAATTCTAAATAACCCATGCTACAATAACACTTCAAGGAGAATTACAATGAGAGATCACTTATTAGATTTAGTAGAACACACGCATGACCTAGGCAGCATTGACCTAATCAGAATTATTGGCACTGACACAGAAACTGCGATTGATGCAGTTGCTGAGGATCGCAGTGTGGTGGTAAAAGCCAAGTTTGCCACTCCGGTAGCCGACTTTGTTGGCACATTTGGCATGCCCAACTTGGGCAAGCTCAAGATCATGTTGAATCTGCAAGAGTACAAAGAAAATGCAGTGTTGAGCCTGACCAAGAACGCAAGCAACGAACCCGACGGTGTTGAATTCCAGAACGCCACTGGAGACTTTAAAAACAGTTATAGATTCATGAGTGGAGCATTGGTGAATGGCAAACTCAAGACTGTGACGTTCAAACGAGTTCCGGCCTGGACAGTGGAATTTACACCAACTGTGGCTGCCATCCAGCGTTTGAAAATGCAGGCACAGGCCATGTCCGAAGAAGTCAATTTTGAGACCAAGACCGAAAATGGCAATCTAAAGTTTTACTTTGGTGATCATAGCACACATGCTGGTAACTTTGTGTTTGAACCCGGTGTGTCGGGCACACTCAAGCACACATGGTCATGGCCGATCAAGACCGTGATCAGTATACTGGATCTGACCGGGGACAAAACATTCCGTATCAGCGATGATGGTGCAGCCATGATCACTGTCAACTCTGGTTTGGCCACTTATGACTATATTATCCTAGCGCAGACCAAGTGATTCAAGATAACCTAACTGCTAAACAAAAAGATTATGCTGTGTTCTTGCCGGCTATTTCGGGCTTCTATGCCACATTTGTGGGCAAACAGCGTGATCCAGTAAATGGACCATATGTGGATCCTGCTAGAATGCCAGCTGGTATCCAGGACATGGAACAGATGAACTGGCTCAATGATCAGAAGGGCCTGTTCCCTTATAAATGGTCATTGTACTCAGGTGGGCATGCCAATCTAGATTTGACCAAGTCAGATTGGTCAGAAGACATGGTTCGCAATAGAGATCCTAACACGCTCATGCTAGGCGATTCAGGTGGATTCCAGATTGCCAAAGGTCTTTGGGAAGGTGACTGGAAAGCCAATTCAGGATGTCCCAAGGCACAGAAGCGTAGGGAAGCCGTGGTCAAATGGTTAGATGGCATCTGTGATTATGGCATGACCTTGGATATTCCAACCTGGGTCATACACGACAAAAAAGCTGCTAAGGCATGTGGCATCAGTACCTTGCAAGAAGCCGTAGATGCTACCAAGTTCAACAATGAATTTTATATGAAGCATCGTAAGGGCATCCGTAACGGCGGTATGAAGGTCTTGAACGTGTTACAAGGTGCCAATCACCCAGATGCCGATCGTTGGTATGACACAATGAAGCACTACTGCGATCCTACTCAATATCCAGACACACACTTCAATGGCTGGAGTATGGGTGGACAGAACATGTGTGATGTACACTTGGTCCTGCGTAGATTGGTAGCTTTAAGACATGACAACTTGTTACAACCAGGCATACATGATTGGATGCATTTTTTAGGCACAAGCAAACTGGAATGGGCAGTGCTACTCACAGACATACAACGAGCGGTTCGCAAGTATGTAAATCCCAACTTTACCATCAGCTTTGACTGTGCCAGTCCGTTCCTTGCTACAGCAAATGGACAGGTGTATCATCACATTGATTTGCCGCACGAAGGAAAATGGTGTTATCGGATGAGTCCTATTGTGGATGACAAGAAGTACGCCACAGATACAAGACCATTTGGACCAGCTGTGCTTGCGGATGGTCTGATCAAGCATTTTGATGAAAGCCCAATCAGCCTACAACTACAGATGAAAGACATTTGCATCTACAAGCCAGGCGATCTAAACAAAATTGGCAAAGAAGGTAAAACATCCTGGGACAGTTTCAGCTATGCTTTACTGATGGGACACAATGTTTGGATGCACATCGAAGCAGTACAACGAGCTAATCGTGAGTATGATTCGGGCACTTGGCCGGCCATGATGTGTAACGAAAACGGGGACCATGCTCGATTCAAAGACATTGTGGATGCCATATTTGCCACACCAGATCGTGTCGAAGCCGAAGCCATTATTGAACACTATGATCGCTATTGGATGGATATTATTGGCACAAGAGGATTCAAAGGCAAGAAAGCCAAGAGTGGTCGTCCCATGTTTGATTTACTGTTTGATATTGAAGACGCAGAAGTTGACACTGAAGCAGACGATAGTGTACAATTAGATGAGTCAGCACTGGATCAATTGGAACAGGAACAACGAACATGAATCGAGCAGGACACAAAGATGTAGATTTTTTTACAGGAACCGAAGTAGAACACACGCCTGCTTACGGAATGAAGACCTTGTTTGTAGTGGGCGTGCAAACCCACGATAACATCGTCAAACATGTACGAGCCAACAGTGTGACGCACATTTATTTTGGTGCCAACCAAAGTTTTCCACGTTTGGAAACTGACGATGGTCCGGGATGGAGTCCTTGGGAACTCATGATCATGACCTGTTTGGATGCTGGTTTTTGGTGCACACTTGACATGGATGTGTCACAGGTGGAAGGCATGCTTGAATCCAGATTTCTAGAATATCATAATTTTATTCCCATGATTTCGGTCAAACTGCCCTATATACGACAGCTGGGATATAATGCTACAATTAAGCTAGACGACCGAGACTTTGCCTCAACCAATCCCGGAGTCTGGTGTCATAGCGTACATGCGTTACAGGACCGTACTAAGTTTACGGCGTGGAATCAATATACCAAAGATGAGATAGTAAAATGAAAATTGGACTGAGTTTCAGCCGTTGTATTCGAGACATTGTGGACGGTGTGGTCGACATTGACGATGTGCTGGTGATCATCAGTCGCACCGACTTTGACCCACACGATGACGAACAGTGGCGCAGTCTTTGGCTGGGCTATGGTGGCGGGCAAACCATGGGCAGTCCTTTCAGCAGTCCTGAATGGATTGGCTACACAGACCAAGATGAAGATCGATTGAGAAGCGTCAGCATAGAACTTTGGGAGTCTGGAAAGTTACATCAACCCAGAAAATTTGGCACACATCCTAGACGACTTCCTTACGTGTGGCTGGATACAGTGTTGTCCGATGACCAGATCAACACCAACCCAGCGGCCAAGTTGGCCTGGCAACATTTTCAAACAGTGGCTGGCTTGACCGGCGTTAGACTTGACCAACACAAGGAATAAAAATGGATCTTACACCCGAAACACCGGCCCAGGGCATACTGAAAAAGAACAATTGGGGAGACGCTATGACTTATCAAGTGACCTGTGAATGTGGACAACCTGACCATGAACACACAGTCTGGATTGAAGCCAGTGAAACTGGTGTGGAAGTACAGGTATATGTCACAGTCAAAACTGACTTTTGGTCCAAGACACGCTGGTCGCACATGTGGCAGTTGCTGACAAAAGGCCATGTGCGATGTGAAACCATAATTGGCATGACCCAACAACAGGCCATGAACTATGCCGCAACTTTGCATCACGCAGTAGAAGATGTCACTAGATTTAGGAAAGCACCATGATCCGACGTTGGTTAAATCGTGTAATACAGTGGGCAGATGGATATAATAATCATACACTGGAAATTGGTTCTCCGCCCTATATTGAAATGCCAACACCATTGAGATTCAAGGTGCAACCGGCTGCAGGCGGAACCATTGTTGAGATCGTCCATTGGGATCGCAAGACATGCGAAGATCGTGTAAACTTACACATTATACCTGACTCTGAATCGGACATGCCGCAAGCCATTGCTCGAATCATAACCATTGAACTATTGAAAGCCTAACATGATACAACAACAAAGAGAAACTGCGGAACGTATCCGCGAAGCCGCTGAACGCAAAATCTGGATCACATTCCGTAGAGAAGGCATACATCGCTATCCGGCGGCTGCTACCGATCCGCTGTTGTGTACACCAGGTGAATATGATGTCAGCTTCCTGGCCAACGCACACAGACACATATTCCATTTCAGAGTTTGGATTGATGTGTTCCACAACGACAGAGACATTGAGTTTATACAGTTCAAACGCTGGCTGGAAGGTCTTTACAGCCGAGACATTCTCGAACTAGACTTCAAAAGTTGTGAGATGATCGCAGATGACCTATATATACAGATAGCAGATCGATATCCCAATCGAGCTGTCTGGATCGAAGTGGCCGAAGATGGCGAGAATGGCTGCTTGATCAAATATGAACTTTCTCGCCCTAGTTTATCAATTGTGATCTAATGCATACGTTGTATCTTGGACCAAGCTGGGCGGTCCAAAGTTATGAATCACATACAGGACTCAACGATCCTGTCAAAACCAATCTGGCTCAAGAACTAGGATTGACCAATTATACTTCATTGGCTCGATATGCTCACAGCAATCTTGATCAATTCATGATGGCTCAACAGTTTATGCAACGGCATACAAAATTGGCACCGTTTAGGATTGTGTTTGTGACTGCCAACTCGTTACGAGATGGACCTCAAGACTCGGTCATGAGCGAGGTCGAGTGGGCCAAGGTCTTTTTGGTCAGTCGCGATCCTGTGGACATAGCCATGAGTCTTGAACAGGAATTTTATAAACGACTAGACGCTCTTGGCATTCCGGTAGCCTTGATCGGCGCACACACCGATGTTGTGTGTGAATCTCATAACAATATCACTGTGATACATCCAAGCTGGCAAAATTTTCTTGGAGAGCAATCGGGCCTGGCACAATTCCGTGGATGGGCTGCGGATATCGCACATAGATGGTTACAAGGCATATATATACCTGAATCAGGCCCACCTGCCACATTTGAACTGGGTCAAGATCCGTCACCAGCAGTGGTTGATGAGGTATATAAAATAATAGTTAAAACTTGGATGAAAATGGGAAAACACAAGTTGTTCAGTGGAGCTCATCCAAACATCCAGGGCAATCAGTTGTTTGCCCAAGAAATTGCCAAACCATTCAAACAATGGATTGACAATGCTGTATAAAACTTGTATACTAACTTTAATCAACGTAATCTAAAAGGAAGAACCATGGGCAAGCCCCAACACAAACCCAATCCAAGAGCAATCGCTGTCATGGACGATCTTGATCTTTTTCGCGACTTCTGTGTCGAGTATGGTTATCGATTCAGAGAAGAAGATCTTTACAACTTCAAGAGCTATGCTTGGCAACAGTACAACAAGTACAGCCAAGGTAAAAATGCCAAGAACATGTGGGAGGAAGACACCCGCAGGTTTGCCGGATATCGTCGTGGTTAAATGAAACATTGGTTTGTGATTTTTCCTCCTGGTGCAGGTGGCAATCATCTGGCCAATTTATTGAGTTTAGAACATAGTTTTACTACCAGATTTGATAATTCAGTTTACACGACTCAGATCGATAGCAAGAACAAGAGCGTGCATCCGGATATTGAATCAGGCACCAATCTAGACCACACATACATATCAAAAAATCTAGAACAGTTGGTAAATCAAAACACTGTGATGTGCGGGCATCTGAACGAATATGTGCTGTTCACCGAACAACCGTATTTTAAACAATTTAATAACAAATTGTTTTTTCTAATGAAATTTCCCGAATATCACACTCGTGCATTTGCCAGAATTGAACAGCATAGCGAAGGCAAAATACCCAAATGGCTTTACAGTGAAGTTAGCATGATGTACAGAAATTTTGAAATACTCAAAATGTTAGCCAAAGAATCTTTTGGTCAACCGTGTGTTTACATCGAGACTGAAATGCTGTATAATGAAAATATTGCTCCGTTATTTTTATCTATAAAGAACAGTCTGAATCAGTTTGAGCTTGATTTGGATTTTGACATTGATATGAATCTAGTGCAACAAACACACCAATTGTGGTTACAAAGAAATTATCCTAAGGGGTTTGAACAATGAGAAAACTGTTTTACATGGGGCTTGAAAGCTACGAGGCCCGCTACACTCTACAACTGACTGAATGGAATCGGCGTGTGTTTGATCGACGTGGCCTGGACGTGGTGTATGTTCCCGGAAGCACCATTGACAACACACAGAGCATCAGCGTAGGGCAGGTGCTAGACGCACACGGACGCAGTTATTTTTCAATGAGCCAGATGATGAACCTGGTGCAGATGATGAGAAATGGAGAAGTTACCAATGAAGATATTATCTACTTTGAAGACATGTTTCAACCCGGTATCGAGAGCTTACCTTATATTCTCGATCAAGTTGATCCTGCTCAGCGTCCTAGGATTTATGTTCGCTGTCTTGCTCAAGCCATTGACCCTGATGATTTCGTTCATGTATGGGGCATGGCAGGCTGGATGTCGACTTATGAAAAGATGGTTAACCAATTTGTAACAGGTGTACTGGCCACAAACGAAGAGATGGTGGCTCATATGCGTATTGCTGGTTGGACTGCGCCAATTTACAATATATCAGGCCTGGCATTCAACAAAGACGAAGTTGTAGAACGCATCGGTGGTCGTGAAAATATTCAACCGTTTGACCAAAGAAAGATGCGTGTGGGTTTTGCCGCAAGATTTGATCAAGAGAAACAGCCAGGATTCTTCATGGACTTGATTGAAATGTATCATAACCAAGGACGACACCGAAACGTTGAGTTCGCCATCATGCAAGGTGGCCCATTACGCAGTAACAATCCTGAATACGTCACTCGTGCTAGAGTGTTACAAAGTGAAGGTCGACTGGTAATTTACGAAAACTTAAAGAAAAATGATTATTATAATTTGCTTAATGATACTCGTGTTTTGTTTAACTGTGCTTTACAGGACTGGGTCTCGAACACCGTTAGCGAAGCTGACACTCTGGGTTGCAATGTTTTATATCCTGCTTATCGCAGTTTTCCTGAGACATTTGCTGACGACCCTAATCGATTATATGTTCCTTGGTCGATAGATGATGCCTATCACAAGTTAGAAAACCTGTTACAGGCACCACATCACAACATGGGCCTGATCAGTGACTGGACTGATGCCACTGCAGATCGTATCGTGGACATATTACAAGGTTCAGGTGAGCAGTGGAATCGTGCAGGCACGCGATATCGAGATCATGTGAGTCAAGCCAAATATCCAGTGAGAAAGATCGAAAAATGAAAATAGCAGTTACCGGCGCCGCCGGCTACATCGGTGGTCAAACCCTATTAAACTTGGTGGATCAAGGCCATGAGGTATTGGGTATTGATAACCGGATACCGCCCAAGCACTTGTTAAAGACTCCGGGAGTTTGGTGGCACACCGGCGATTACGCCACTGAATTGGCCTTTGCTGGCCTACATCAGTTCCAGCCCGATGCTATCATACACTGTGCTGGGACAAGCCTGGTTGGTCCCAGCGTAACTACTCCTGCTGTTTATTACGAAAACAATTTTGTAAAGACCAAACAGTTGTTGGACTTTTTGATCGTGAACAAAATGACTTCGACTAGAATCATATTCAGCAGTAGCGCAGCCACTTATGGTGAACCGGTCATGACTCCGTGCCAGGAAACAGATCCGGCCGAACCAATCAGCCCATATGGTCAAAGCAAGCTCATGATCGAATGGATGTTGGCCAGTTATGGTCAGGCCTATGGCATTGATTCGGTCGTGTTCCGTTACTTTAATGCCTGCGGTGCAGACAGTCGTGCTCGACACGGACAAGAACCCGGTGCCACACACATCATTGCTCGAGTGCTTGAAGCCATACGTGATGGTAGCGATCAGTTTGTGTTGAATGGCACGGATTTTGCCACCGAAGACGGTACCTGCATCAGAGATTATATTCACGTAGAAGATCTTGCTCGGGCACATATACTGGCTGTAGATCCGGCCATACCCGGTGGTGTATATAACCTAGGCACCAATCAAGGCTACAGCAATTTGCAAATACTACACGGTGCTATTGGTGTAACCAAACAGGATTTGGCCTATAACGTTGGCCCACGCAGATCCGGAGATCCAGCTACCTTGACAGCCGACGCCAGCAAGTTCATGGCCGTAAGCGATTGGAAACCTCAATGGGGTCTTGAAGACATAATCACGCATGCCTGGGCCTGGTACAATAAGTAAACTTATGACTGCCAACACAGCAAATAATTTTCATTTAAAAAATCTCAAAACATTAAATTATGGTGGAGCATCCGCGATAATTGATCTGGACATGAACAAATGTGTCCAGGATTCCATTATCAATGCTGTACACAATCAGGCCCTGGACAATGTTTTGATCCAGGATCAATTCGTAGATCGATACAGCCAATGGATCATCGCCAGTCGACTGAATCAATTTCAAAATCTTGATCAGTTTCCTGTACGAGCCTATTCAAACGGTACTACCGAATCGTTTGACAAGTTTTATTTGAAACATCATACCAGAAGATTCAGATGTTTTCGTGGAGAATACATGTATCACGGAGCCAGTTGGCGAACCTATTTTCCCAATTGGTGTTATCTCAACGACCAAGATCTAGACGCAAACGATGCGGTCGTTATCAGTTTACCGTTCAGTGACACCGGAAACATACATGAGCATACACAACGCATCCTTGATCGTTGTAGCGAATTGGGCGTACCTGTTTTAATTGACTGTGCGTTTGTGGGTATATGTGCCAAGATCGAGTTTGATTTTGATCAACCGTGCATCACCGACATCGTGTTTAGTCTAAGCAAAACTTTTCCTGTGGCCAACTTGCGGGTTGGCATGCGACTGACCCGAGTCGACGATGATGATAGCCTGTTGATACATAAAAAGACCAACTATACCAATCGCTTGGGTGCCGCGGTAGGTTTGGATCTGATCGAACAGTATGATGTTGATTACAATTATGCGACCTGGGCAGATCAGCAACTGGCCTTTTGCAAACAATTGAACATCGTGCCCAGTAACAGTGTTATTTTTGGACTGGGTGATCAACAGTATCAACAGTACAATCGAGGCAATCAAACCAATAGATTGTGCTTGGCCCGGTATTTAAAATCAGGCCAATTGCCTCATGATTGATATAGAGTTAATTACCAGCAAGTATGATCCAAAAGATTATGCGATCGATTACAGCCACGGCGTTCCGGTTCCGTGGTTAACTTTTGATAATTTTTTACCCACTGAATTATTAAATCAAGTTCAAGAAGAAATTGATCAGGTACCCAAACATATCTGGAGTGAGTTCACTCGCAACGGCAGTTTCATGTTGGAATGCAACAACATGAAATATTGCAACGTCATACGAGACCTGGTGTTGAATTTCAACAGCGGTGAGTTTGTAGAATGGTTGCAGGGAATTACCGGAATAGAAAAAATTATTCCAGATCCACACCTGATTGGTGCTGGACTCATGCGTTGTGGAAACGGTGATAATCTCCAATTGCATACCGATTTCAACTGGAATGAACAGTTGCATCTAAACCGATCACTCAGCATGATACTGTACATCAGTAAAACTTGGGATGCCGACTGGGGTGGGGACTTGGAATTTTGGGATTTTGAAAAGAAACAATGCTTGCATCGCGTGAGTCCTAGACCCAATCGATTGTTGATCTGGAACTATGATTCAAGATTGATACACGGCCATCCGATTCCTATTGTTTGCCCCGAAGACGCCAGCCGAGACGGATTGAGAATGTTTTATTATACCAGCAACGCTAGTCCACTTAGTCCACCGCATCGAAGCCTGTACTGGTTTGATGAATCGCGCGGCGCATACGATCTCAAGGAGAACAGATAGTGCAGTATCACTTGATCCACGATCAACAACGGCCGTTGTGTTTTATTGGAAAAACATTCCACAACCATACCTTGTATGAATATTTTCGAACACGTCGACCTTGTGAACACTTGACCGTGGAACAGGTGTTGGAAAAAGATCAGGACTGGTTTGATCAACGACAATTCATGTGTGCCGTTACCAATATAGGTTTTAAAAAACAAGTGATTGACAGTTTGGCCAAGGTCAACCTGCATTGGTTTAGCGTGATCGGTAACAATTCGATCATAGGACATCAAGTCTCCATTGGGTATAACACGTTCGTAAACAATTTCAATGTGATATTCGACGATAACACTATAGGCAATCATTGTACCATAACCAACTATATACAATTAAGCCACGGAGTTCGTGTGGGAGACTTTTGTCATATCAGTCCGTATGGCTATCTGTGTTTTACAGAATTAGGTCAAGGAGTTTGTGTAGGCCTACGGTCGTCATTTCCTGGCAAACCCGACAACACAGTAAAGATTGCCAACTGGTGCAACTTCATGATGAACAGTGTAGTGATCAACACGATTACTGACCCAGGAACCTATTCTGGCAAGCGGTTGCAATCTCTCAAAACCAGTTTAACCTATAAAATTCTATAACCATTGACAACGACCTAAATACTCCGTATACTAATACAAAACGTGGAGAACAGATGGGTTACGATAAAGCATATAAAGATTTTGAGCAAGGTGAATCCTTGATTGACAGCATAGATGACAAAGGCTATGAAGAAGCCAACCTAGCAGACGCTATCCGCTTTAGGATGCGACGTGATGGCAAAAGATTTTGGGCAGGAGACAACATCAGTGATTACTTGCATGCGGGCGATCGAGAACGATTAATTGCAGAAGCCACTGAGGCTTTTGAACTGGTATTGGATAGATTATTGATCGACCGAGAAACAGATCCAAATTCAAAAGGCACAGCCAAGCGATTGGCCAAGATGTATTTTAACGAAATCATGGCAGGTAGATATGAACCTGCTCCTGACGCTACAGCTTTTCCAAATGACTCTGAAGATAGATATGAAGGCATGTTGGTTGTGCGTAGTGAACTCCGTAGCATGTGTAGCCATCATCATCAGCCCGTGTCTGGCGTTGCATATATTGGCATCATCGCCGCAAATAAACTCATTGGACTTAGCAAGTACACTCGTATTGCTCAGTGGTGCGCTAGGCGTGGTACTCTTCAAGAGGAACTTTGTAATGATATTGCTCGAGAAATAATGCGGGCAACTGCGAGTGAGAATGTGGGTGTGTACGTACAGGCCACACATGGTTGCTGTGAAAATAGAGGAATAATGGCACACTCAAGTTTGACACAGACCACGGTGCTCAAAGGCAGTTTTGCCACGGATCCAGGCACCAAAAAAGAGTTCATGGACAATATCAAACTACAACAAGACTTTGCACCAAGATAATTGATGTTGTGTAAAAACAACATTTTTTACCGTTTGACCTCGAAATAGCCCTGTAGTATAATAGTATTATCGTGTAAATTATTGGATGATACCATGAAAAGAAAACTATTATATGTGCTGATGTTTGGCACAGTGGGGCTATATGGCTGTGGTGGCGGAGGTGGTGGCGGAAGCCCCAGTTACACACAGTCCGGTTCGGCTCCATCTGCATCATATGTTCGAACTCAAGTTCCTTTCTCAACGCCGGTCATGGTAGGAACTGTTGATCCACTAATCAACACCGGCAACAATGGTTCTCGGGCATTTGAAGGCGATACATTTGTTGCCAATATTTCAGGCTCGGGACAAGATTTAATTGTTGCCGGACGTTCAACTGCCAACCCAGACTGGGTGCAGAGCCGAATGTCCATGTTCAGTTGGCGCAATAACACCTTGGTAGACACCACTGCTCAATGGTTTCCCAACAACATCAATGTCATACAAGGTACCGAAAGCAACGTGTTCTTTGCAGATTTTTTCAAAACTGGAAGAACCGGCATGTTTGTAACACCTTTCAGCGACGGTAGTGTTGCTGATAACGGACCTGCTTATGTGTTTACCAACAACGGAACCAGTTTCACTAGACAAAGTATTGGCACAAATTTCAGTTCGCATGGATCAACCATAGCCGATCTAAACGGGGACGGGTACACAGATCTAGTAATTTTAGATTCAGCAAATTCTAAAAATTCAACTCTGGCGATCAACGACCGAGTCAGCAGTTTTAGATCATATACTGCTACCACTGGACCATTTATATCAGGATCTGGTGTAGCGGCCGCAGACTTTTTGAATAATGGCACTACGACATTGATCACCACTGACAATGCGACCAGTGCCGGTAACGTTCAAAAACTCTGGGGATTTCAAATTGCCAACGATCAATTGACCTTTAGCGAGTTGGCAACCTTGCCTACCAGCCGATTCAATTTGCCCAAATGGCAAGCCCTGGGCATTCGTGACAGTCATAACATACGAGTCAGTGCAGTTGACTTCAATGATGATCGTGTGACAGATGCCATTGTGTTCAGCCAACCTGGCATCAGTCCTGGTGTGGACATCAGCCGATACTCCGAAATACAATTCTTAAAAAATAATGGATCTGGAACTTTTACCGATGTAACTGACAGCATCTTGGTAGGATATAATACCAACACTAGACCGACCTATCAACCCAAATTCTTGGACTTGAACGGCGATGGACTAACTGATATTCTAGTCAGTGGCAGTGATGCAACCGGAACCAGCAGTCAATTTTTACTAAAGAGTCGAGATGGCAAATTTGTAGCCACCTATGGAACGGTCTTGACTGACTATTTGTCGCAGATTAAAACCTTGTCCGGAGCAAGTGGCAACGATGCCACTGTGAGTGTGATACGGGCCCCGGATGGCAAGTTATATCTGACATCCGCAATAAGTGTCATGAACGGCAGTGATCGACAGTTAAAAGTATATCTTAGTTCATTGGGTTCGCAGTCAGTGACCACTGCCGCAGATGCAGTGGCCCTTATCAAACAGACTTGGCCTTACATGACCGACTACCAGGCCAATCTAGCCCTGGCCCGAACCACGGCCACTTATCTAAATGGCATTCCGGTCATTGACGATGTCAGCATACTACAACCGGCGGGTTTGTTGAATATACCCACCTTACGTGGACTACAGTCTATAAGAGGCACAGTTTCTGGTTTGCAAATGGATTCAGCTCAGACCATAGCTCTTGACAGTACCGGCAGATACTTTAATATGAATCTGCAGAGCATGGTCACACAAGGTAGAAATATGTTTGGCAACAATACCGAACATATCGACCAATATGAACTTACTTCACACGCTGAGTATTTGATTAACGGCACAGTCACCACGGTTCCAACTCCTTTGGGATTTAGTCTACGTGGTGGTGCTGAAGGACGAACACCTTATAACACCATTGGTGGTAAAGAAGATCAAGGATACAGTTTATTGACCAAACCCATGCAATACACGATGGGTATCCCTGACTACTACAAAAATGGATCCTGGAGTTTAGGTATGCAGTACAGCAATCTAAACTACAATCCCTGGATAGGTTTTGCTGGTGCCTGGGGCGAAGTCACCAACAGCACTGTATTCGACCACGTGGTTTCTTATCACAAACAAGGCTTCGTGGCCAAGGCCAGTATAATGTACGTGACTACCTCGATCAATCCAGGATTGATCACCAGTGTAGCACCAATGACTGGTGGCTGGGCCGAGGCTGGTTATAGATACAACAGAAATGAGCAGTTTGGCGATCTTGGATTTTACGTGGGTATAAAACCGGTAGTATTTAGTGGATCAGTTGAAGCAAAGTTACCAACTGCCATTGACAACGCCGGCAATATCAACTATACTAGCAAAACACTAGGAGTAAGGAGTGATGTCACTGGATATGCCAGGTTATTGTATACCAAACCCATTGACAAGTACACGCAGTATCGACTAAGTGGAACTGCGCTTTCCAATGGTGAATTCCGTGTAATGAATGAATTTAAATTCTTTTTAGACTAATATGAAAATCTACAACGATATACCCGACGATATAGAAGACAGTACAGCACCATGGGATTCGGTCTTTAGTGAAGACTTCCATGTGGCTGTATACCATGACCGTTATCCGTGTACCCCTGGACACCTGTTGTTTGTGCCCAAACACAACACCATTGGTGTGTTGAGTGATGCCTTTGAAGATGCCATAAGATTTGGCAAAAAGAAAGTGGACGCTGGAGAATGGGCTGGTTTCAACATTGGCATGAACTACGGATCGGCCGCTGGACAGACCGTGAACTGGCCACACATACATCTTATTCCAAGGCAAAACGGTGATGTTGCCGACCCTGTAGGTGGTGTCAGGAATACCATACCCGGACAAGGCAACTACAAGACAGATTCATACAAGGACCCCACCAAATGATAAACAATAAACGAGTTGGCTTTACGGCCAGTACATTCGATCTGTTACATGCTGGTCATATCAGCATGTTGCGCGAAGCCAAGGAACGTTGCGATTATCTGATCTGTGCTTTGCAAAATGATCCTACCCTGGATCGTCCAAGCAAAAATCGTCCGGTACAGAGCATAGTGGAACGACAATTACAATTGATCGGATGCAAGTACGTGGACGAAGTTTGGGTGTACAATACCGAAAAAGATCTAGAAGATTTGCTGTTGGTGTTGCCGATTGATGTGCGTATCTTGGGTGTCGAATACGAAGGTAAAGAATTTACCGGACGTGAGATCTGTCACAAACGCAGTATCGAGTTGTTCTTTAACGGTCGCGATCACAGTTTTAGCAGTAGCGAACTTAGACAGCGTGTGGCCCAGGCCGAGTCGCTCAAAGAGCAAACCCGTTTTTCGGATCCAACTGGAGTGATTCCTGATGACTCGGGTGGGCCCAGTGCTAAATAGTAGTCCAGCGGCCTTTCTGGCATTCATCCCGCTATACAAATTCTGCAAGCCTATGCTAACATTTAACATAGGAGAACAAGCATGAAATCATCAACACAAGACCTAATCGGTCACATGGAAGCCAACTTCCCAAACACTAGACCGGTAGTATACAAGTACACCAGTACCAAAGAATATCACGATGCCTTTCCATGTGCATATCGTCAGTGGCGAGCAGATAGTCACTGTAATTTAATACATGGTTATAGTTTTAGCATGAAATTCTACTTTGGTACCAATGATCTAGATGTTCGTAACTGGGCCGCTGACTACGGTGGCTTAAAAGAACTCAAAAAGACCTTGGAAGACCAATTTGACCATACACTTATTGTGGCCGAAGATGATCCCGAAATGGAAACATTCAAGTTGCTACAAGATCGGAATATGGCCAAGATCGTAGTGCTACCTAGACTGGGCTGTGAAGGACTCAGCGACATGCTGTACCGATACGTGAATGGTGTTTACATTCCCGAACTTTGGGGTCCAGGTGAGGCGGCACGCCTATGGTGCTATCGTGTGGAAGTGCGTGAAACACAGTCAAACATGGCTTTCAGAGAAGGTCATAGAGAGTGGAACGAAGA